AGAAAACATGCTGTCCAAAATCTTAGCACCCGCTAAGGTATTACCCTCACCAAGACCAGAAACAATGTCCGCTGGTAACACATATGAACCTTCAAGAACGTTCATTGGGAGGTGGTCTGTGCGACCGCCTACCGCCATATGAATAATTCCCGTATGGCAAGGGGTTGCCTTTTCGCGCGCAAGTTTATCCGCCATTTCAACATGGCCGCCTGACGCATATCCCGCCCCCACTTCAGGGCCAGATGTTTTGCGGGTAGGTTGTTGATTTGGATTAAACGTAATGGCGTTTTTACCCGGCGTTTCAAAAGCACCGCGAATAAACTTTTCACCGCCATTCATGTCCGCTGGCTCCCAAATACGGGCAATATTAGCGGGATCAAGCTTTGACGTATCCGCACCAACACCAAGACGGCGCATCTGACCGCCGCCATGCTCAGTGTTTGGTTCCGTATAATAAATAGCTTGCTGCAATCGGCGGTTAGGGAACAACTTCATTGCTTCACCCAATGAACCCGGACGAGTATCATTTGGGTCGTTATTTAAATATGGCGCATTGGCATCAGCCGCTGGCTTCTGCTGGGGTACTACGCCCATATTTTTGGGGCGAGCGGTTGGCATTGGAACTTTGCTATTAGGATATTGAGTATCCGTATTTGCCCCACCCATTGCAATCGTGGTGTTTTGGGGTGTATTGCCCGTCAAAGCTTTAATAAAAGGGTTTGGGGCAGGTGCGGCGGCGGGAGTTGATGGCGCGGCTGGTGTTGTTGGAGCAGGTTGCCCCGTCAAAGCCCCCACCATTGTATTGCTTGATGAAGGGGCACCCTGTCCTGCGGGATTATTAGGGTGTGACCAATGAAAAATATCCGTTAATTTTTCAAAAGTGGACTTTTCATGTGGTTTATACGCATATTCCGACCGATCTCGGGGGGTGATCGCTTGAGTTTTGGACGTTTCGGCTGGGTATACGGTCGCACCCACATCATCCGCCGAACTTGGCGAATAGTTAAAAGAAGGGGCGGCATTATATAAAGATTTGGCCGTATTTGTAATATAATCACCCATATTTGAAAGGGTGTTTCCAACTGTAGCATTTGAATCTGCCGAAGAGGGGCGATTGCCATATCTGATGGATTGGCTCATAAGCCGACGCATAGCCCTGTCTTCTGGGCCGCCAGCCGTTGGAGTTGTTGGGAAAGACGGGAGATTATTATAAATATCGGTGCCTAAACGGCGGCTGAAATCAATCGCATTTGTGGGGAACAATCCCTGCAAATTTGGCCCGGTGGTATCTGGAAACGCATCGCGTTCGTCACCGTATTGGAATGCGTCTGACATATGAAACTCCACCTATCCGATAATTCTGTATAATTACACCTAAATTGCGTTTTTTGATAGTCCCATTACGTATACGTCAAAGATACAATTGACCCCGTTCCCGTAACGATAGTCAGACCCGTCGTAAATGGCACTTGTATCTGGTAAATTCCAATACCCAATGTGGCGGGTATGGCATAAATACGGTTGCCCGTCAGTAGGGATGCATTGGCGGTGTCGTAAATGTATCCGGTGGTTGATCCCGCCGCTATAACGGAAATAGTAGCCAGCCAGCCAGATGATGGCTTTATCACCTTGGTCGTTGCGGCGGCTATTTCTTTGGTGTTGTTCGTCCCAAAATAACCGTTTCTCAACCCATCGTAGTTAGCAATGGAGTTAAGGGCTACAACCCCGTTCTTTTGTGCTGAAAGCAAATCGTCAAGTGATGCGATAGTAGCCTCCTACTTGATGCATGTTAGTATTTTCCATCTGCGCTGGCCCTATAGCGGATACCGCCTAGTCGCCAGAATGTGCCTACGTCATTGGAGGATATGCTTACGGCAATGAGACGTGCCCGTATGCGGCAACTGATATATTCCGTCGCTTGCGTCATGGGGAACGTAGCGGAGGATACCAAGTTGCTAGGGTATCCTGAGTAAGACCCTGTCGTAACCGTTGGGTCACCCGCATAGTTCGTCCAGTATAACGTCATGTTTACGGTGGCATTTTGATTGCCGGAGTATGTACCCCATTTCATGTCGGGCCAAATTTGGTCCACGTACATGATGTTGTCGCCTTCAGCTATACTGAAGAAACCCGTTTGCATGGCGGACTGCATTGCGGTGGTGGTTGTGCCAGACGCCGCGTCGTTGCCTATTTCGTGCTGATATAAGTAATTATCAGTCCCAGCACCAATGGGAGGCCCAAGCACAGACTGGTCAATCCAAGCGCTACGGCCCAAAGAGCCAAAGTCCCACTGATTAAGTACAGTGTTATATTTAACGTACGAATCATTTTCTCCGTTACCAGCCGCCGACGGATAAAACCACATAATTTCATTAAACTGTGAGTTAGGGGCGCAACGGATATGCTGGGTATATGGAATGCCATTAGCATCACTCCCCGTGTTAAGGTTTTGGAAAATAACGTCCCAAACGGGGCATGGTAAGGGTTGCGGGCCATTACCTGCATTCATAAAGAATTGTTTCTGGGACATCCAATAAACGGTGTTACCCATTTGCCCGACGCATTTGCGGGAAATTGCACCGCAGTTTGATCCAATCTTGTTGAATCCGTATACCAACGGAGCACCAATATACTGCATCGCCCACAGGTCAAGATCGGTCCAAATAAGACCTTGTTGCGGACCTTGGATACACGTAACAATTTTGGAACCCGTAGGAATACGGTAAGATCCCGCCTGATTGGTGGCGGTCCCTATCCATACGGTGCTATCCGCTACGTCAGACCAACGAATCAATAATGGATCAGGTTGCAATGTAAAAGATGAACCCCAAGCAACCACTTGGCGCTGCGGCATAGCGACAAAGATACCATCGTTAACCAAGGGAACTTGGCCGCTCAAAATCTGAGCATTTTGCAACGCACCCGACGGCGACCAATAGTAAATTGGACCACCCGCAGGGCAAGCAATGAGGTTTTCGCCAAAGTTATCCAACGTCCAATCTGATGCGGTAATAGCCGTTCCGGGGGTAGAGGATGGTGCAACACCAACACCAAAGCCGCCCGTTCCAAACCCGCCAACACCAAATCCAGCACTTGTAGGTTGCGGCCCAACCGCAATGTAAAACTTTGATTGAACGTTACCGCTGTTAATCGCCGTTGGACCAGCCGATGAAGAAGCCGTATTTGGAGCGGAAAATGTAAACGTTCCAGAATTTACAACGCTAAGAACGGTGTAAAGGCCAGATAATGTTAATCCGCCTACCGATGTAGAAACGCCAACGTAAAAAGTTGAACCTACGGAATAACCGTGGTTATCAAGATAACCTGTTACAACGTTAGAACCGGATGTCGTTTGAAAGGAATATACACTCACCAATTTGGCGGTACCCGTGCCAGTACCGACCCCCGTAGCATTAAATATTACACCCACCGTATTGGCGGAAGCGCAATTAATGTAAAATCCGTCGTGCCTACGGATACAATTTTATACGTATTACCGACAACAAATGACCCCGCAACCGTATTGGTTGTGGTATTTGCGGTTGATGTCGCATTAGAGCCAGCCGTAATGGTGTAAGTTGTACTTGCTACAGATTGAATTAAATAAGATCCCGTAAGGACAATTCCGCCCACAGATACGGGGGTTACGTAATCCACGTAATCAAAAACGGATGCGGTAATTCCAGAATCCACAACCGTAACCGTTGATGATCCGGATGTTGTAGCAAAGTTAGGGGCCGTGTTGGTCGTAAGGGTCTGCGGCGTAATGTTTTGGTTAACGTTACCCGTCAGGACGTTAAGAGATGTTGTACAACCCACCGCCAAGTGATTAACTGCATTAAGATCCGCCCAGCCTTTTAGCGCCCGTATAGCGGAGGAATATGCAGAATTATAATACGCAACCCAACCGCCTAGTTTCTGCACCAATCCCAAATTGTTGCGGTCAGGCATAAACCGGACAAGATTAGTGGAAGAAAGAGCCGCCTCATTCAGGGTCGGCGTCTTGATTACATCAACGCCGGGGATGAGTTTAAGCGTACTGCGGGACATTGTTTATCCCCTTGGCGGCGTAGCAATAGGAGAAGGTGACTGCGGACCCCATGCGGCGGATTGGAATTTAGCTCTATAAGCCTCAACCGTAGCACCCTTAAGAAGCGTTTGATATTGCTGTTCCCAGTTTACAGGCATCTGTTGATCAGCGCCCGTAGAGGAAAAATTGCGCTGATATCCACCAATATATACCATACTGGCGCAGATAAAGAGATCCGGCAGGTAGGTGGAGATAAAGGTCGTAGGGTTGGACGCAGACAAGGACGACGCATGAATCGTCCCCGTAAACGTCAATGGATAAGCTGAGTCAGGATACGGCCCAAACAAAATGTTTTGGCTTGTGTTTCCAGTCGTGGCCGAATCGCCGCCGTAAACAGCAAAGACACTTGGAACTCCTGCACTTGCGGTGCTGTTAAACACATTTTGAATGTACTCCTTCGCCACCGGGGACAATGGATACGTTACACCATTTACGGTAACCTGAATGGTCTGAAGCGTAATAAATGCCGCCGTAGGTATGGATAAAATGTTCTGATTCTGCGTTGTGGTAAAGGACGTATTGTCGTAAATCTGGGTGGACAAAAAGTCCAAATCACGTTGCATCCGCAATTCCGCGTAGGAAATTGCTTGCGGCAATATGATTTGGAAATTAGTGTCAGTCGTAGGGACAACCGCCAACGTGGCAATCTGCTGCACGTAACTATTGTAATTAAGGCCAGTTGTCATAACCCACGTCCTTATTCTTCAGGCTTTTCTTCCGCAGCAGGTGCTGGAGCAGTAGCCGCCTGTACCTGTGGAACAGACTGAGAATGCAAATGATTGATCAGATCCGCCACTTCCGAATAAATTCCTTGACCCAAATGCTTCAAAATCGCATTTACATGGGCTACTGTTAACTTTAATTCCAATTCAAAATTATCCATTGTTTTCCCCTAAAATGGTGGATTCTGTGGTTGTAATTGCGGTGCAGATATCTGTTTTATTTGTGCGGCTATGGCGGATTCCACCCCAGATACACTAATTGATTGAGATACCCAGTTAAATGCCATTTCCTGCGTAATTTGATCGTAAGGTACAAATTCTGCGGGATTTGGCGACCCTAATTGCACTGTACCAGAACTTGACGACGTAACCAAGCCATCTGTACCCGTACAAATCCAATTAATAGCGGTTACCACATTTGATAACCCACCAGATGTAGGGTTTACGATGAATTGGGGAAAGGACCAAGTGTATTTCATGTACCGCCCCTTAGAGGCCCAATATCATGGAGTACGCAATCGCCTGTGCTTGGGAGATACCGGAGTTTGTGCTGGACGAGCTGGCAAGACCAATATT